TTTCTACGACATCCATCCAATTAAATCGACAACAACATTATCAAGTGCGTTTACAACTACTAATGGATCATCAACGGTTACCATTACATTTGCTAGCGCACACAATATTGAAAATGTTGGAGATATTATTTTACTAGATAACTTTTCATCAATCACTAATTCTAATTTTGTATCTACGGATTTTGATAACAAAAAATTTGCAGTCACTACTATTCCATCTGATACGACGATCACGATTACCATGCCATCTAATGAGTCTGGTTCTGGTGCAACGACATCTGGGGGTATACGAGTTCAGTATTATTATCCTGTAGGTCTAGCATTAGAGACAGCTGCAACGGGTTGGGGCCTTGGACAATGGGGTGGTCGATTATCAGGACAGTTTACATCAACGCTATCCTCATCTCTGACTGATAGCGCTACAAGTTTAACGATGGCAAGTTCATCTTCGTTCTCTTCATCTGGAACAGTATTGATTGGAACTGAACTTATTGCTTACACAGCAAACGATGACTCTGGAACATTATCAGGTTTAACAAGAGGATCACAGGGAACCACGGCTGCTGCTCACAGTTCTGGAGCAACGGTAACGGATGCTGCATCTTTTGCTGCTTGGAACAGTGCGCCATCAGGAGATGTTGTTACTGCACCAGGAATCTGGTCTCTTGATAACTTTGGTAATTTATTAATCGCAACGATTAACGGTGGTGAAACATTTAGTTGGAACTCAGAGGCAACCGCTGCAAACTCAACACGTGCAACAATATTAGCAAACGCACCAACAGCAACCGCACAAACTTTAGTTTCTGCACCAGACAGACACTTAATATTTTTTGGAACTGAAACAACGATTGGTACAAAGTCAACTAAAGATCCAATGTTTATCAGGTTCTCAGATCAAGAAAGTATTGATGCAACAACATCGTACGCTCCATCATCAACCAACACCGCCGGTACACAGAGACTGGCCGACGGATCACGGATCGTTGGAGCCATTCGTGGTCGTGATGCAATTTATGTTTGGACCGACACGGCATTATTTATTATGCGTTTTGTTGGACCACCATTTACATTCTCGTTTCAACAAGTTGGAACGAACTGTGGTTTGATTGGACAGAACGCTGCTGTTGAAGTTGATGGAACAGCTTATTGGATGTCAGAGAATGGTTTTTTTAGATACACTGGTAAACTAGAATCACTACCGTGTTTAGTTGAAGATCATGTTTACGATGATTTAAATACAACGCCAAGACAACATATTAATGCTGGACTAAATAACTTGTTTGGTGAAGTGATGTGGTTCTATCCAAACGCTGGATCGAACACGGTAAACAGAATGGTGTCTTATAATTATCTAGATTCAACAGCTGCAAGACCGATCTGGTCAATTGGTACACTAGATCGAACCGCTTGGTCTGACTCTGCGGTCTTTGGTAAACCACATGCAACAGACTACGATGATAGTTCGAATGTAAGTTCTACATCAACAACCTATGTACAAGGTAATCAAGATGGTTGTTCTGTTTACTATCAACATGAAACAGGACTTAACCAAGTTTTAGCAGGACAAACCACAGCGATTGCTGCAAATATTAAATCAGGTGATTTTGATATCGGTCAGCGTGAAGGATTACAAGGTGATGGTGATACGATGATGAGGGTCAGTCGTGTGTTACCAGACTTTTTATCTCAAACAGGAAACGCAAAAATACAATTAGATTTAAGAGATTTTCCAAACGATACTGCAGCAAGCTCATCACTTGGTCCATTTACTGTTAGCCCTGCTACACAAAAAATAGACACACGAGCTAGAGCTAGATTTATAGCACTCAAAGTTTCTAATGACTCTACAGATCAATTTTGGAGACTTGGAACATTTAGAATCGATTACAACTCGGATGGTAGACGATAATGGCTAAAATCGTACAATCACTAACACAACCGAATCAAGACTATGATGTTATCACAGCAAGATCACTTGTTCGTGATATTGATGGTATTGTACAAAAATTAAATACAACGTATCAACAAGACTTGAAGGATGAAGTTGAAGCACAAAACTTCTTTTTAAATTAATGGCTAATACATTTATTAATAAAAAAGCAGATCTAACAACAACGAATGCAACCACACTTTACACGGTTCCTACTGCAACAACCTCGGTGATTAGATCCATACTCGTGTCTGAAGACTCAGGGAACGCGGACACCATAACGGTGACCATTACTGATACATCCGATGCAGTATTTAGTTTATTTAAAACAAAATCTATTAGTGCAAATGGGACAACAGAATTACTAACAAATCCAATAGTTGCTACAGAGTCTGAAGTTATAAAAGTGACTGCAGCTACAGCAAATCGACTCCATGTGGTGTTATCAGCCCTAGAAATTAAGCCTAGAGAGGTAACAACATAGTGTTGATTTATCCTGTAAAAACTAGTAGATATATAGGTTCAGGTGAAATCCCTGCAGTTTAGTTAAGATGACAAACAACGATATGCAGGTGATTATCGGTTTATATAGAAAATTTGACCGATACAAAGAAAACACCAACGAAGATTTGTATCAACATGTCCTGCCATCTTTTCAATTAAAACAATATAAAATACACAAAGACGGAGACAACGTGATTGCTTTTACAAATTGGGCTTTTTTAAATAAAGAAGCTGAAAACAGATATGTTAAAACTGCTGAGTTAAATCCAGAAGATTGGAATAGCGGAAATAGACCATGGCATATTGATACTTTATGTATTGGCAACATTTTAAAAGTTCACCGTTGGACTAAAAAATATTTTACAGATTTATTAGGAGCAAACAAAACAGTGAGTTGGTTAAGAATTTTAGCTAACGGAAAAATTAAAAGACAAACAAGAACTTTAACGAAAAAAATATGGGTGCAGTAGTAAGAAAATTAAAAAAACCAATCAAGAAGGTAGTTGATGTTAAAAAGAAAATACTTAAAAGTCCTTTAGGTAAAGCTGCGCTTTTAGCTGGAGGTGCTTATTTTCTTGCTCCCTCTCTTTTTGCTGGAGGTGCTGGATTAGGGTCTTTGACAACTGGTGCAGGAAGACAAGTGTTTTTTAAAGAGGCTTTAAAAAGAGCTGCTATTAATGCTGCTGCACAAGGCTTGGGTGGGGGTAAAGTAGATTTAAAAAGTGCGTTAGTGTCTGGAGGTGTAGGTGCATTTGTTCCAACAGTAGGACCTATCTCTGGAATTGAAAATGAAGTATTAAGAGAAGCTGCAATCGGTGGTGTTACTAGTTTAGGGACACAAGCAGCATTAGGTAGAGATATTGATCTAGGACAAGCTGCACTTGCTGGAGGTATCTCTGGAGGATTACAGGGTTTACAAAACGTAAGAGCTGACAGAACTTTCTTTGGCGGTGATCCTACAACGACACCTACACCTTTTACACCAGAAACAAGAAGAGTGCCAGGAACCGGTGAAATAGAAACCTCTAACCGCGGTCCTGCTTTTGATAAAAATGTTCCTGACGTTCAAGTAGATCCAAAAAGTGCTTTTGCACTTGAAGAGTATGATCCTCCTGGAGGAGCAGTGGGTTTAGAACCTAAACTAGGAAAATTTGGTCAAACTGTTGGAACAAGAATTACACCTGTAGAACCAGGAGTTGTTGGAGATGATATTGAAGGCGCAATAGTAAAACCAACGATTGGTGAAAGGTTGTCTGGTGTTGGAGAAGGTATCAAGGGAATATTTGAAAAAGATGCAACTGTTAAAGACAGAGCATCTTCTGCTTTAAGTTCTTTAAAAGAGTTAACGGGAGCAGCTGCAGATCGACCAATTCTTTCTACTGTTGCTTTAGGAACACTTGTTGCTTCGGCTAACGCACCTCAAGAAGAAGATGAAACCGATCAAGAATTTAAAAAAAGAAAATCTAATGTAAGTAAATATTTAAGACAATACGGAAGTAAGTTTTACAGTGGTGATGAGTTAGATACTTTTGTTAACTCATATTTAACAGAGTATGCAGAGGGAGGGGTTGTTTCTTTAAACACTCCAAGAGACATGTATCTTGAAGGTGGTAAAGTTTATTTAGAAGAAGGTGGTCGACCAGAGGATATGGTGAGTTTTACAGATTTTCCTAGTGGTGTAATTTACATGGATCCAGAAGGTAATCCGATTAGTAAAGAAGAATTTTTAAGAAGAACTATGGAAGCTGAAGAAGAAGAAAAAAGACAGATTAAAGAACAATTAGATATTGATGAAGACAAAGAAGCACCTTCTATAAAAAAAGCGGAGGGTGGTATGGCTGAAAAAATACCTTCTTCAAAAGAACAACGTGAAGAAGATTATATTTTAGGTTTGTATAAAATTAGAGACATTCAAAAAAAATTACCTAATAGAGATTTATCAGAAGACTTCCCTGGTGTTACTAACGATGTTCTTGCTTCATTTTTAAGTAAGAGAGAACGTGGAATGCCTATGAAAAAAATTCAAACTGATTTAATACAAACTTATGGAGCAGCAAATTATAGTCGTTTTATGAACACTTTAAAAAAACAAGGACTAGGTGATTTTGAAACTACTAAAAAAGCGGAGGGTGGTATTGCTGAGATAGACCTAAGAGAAAAAGGTGGATTTGTTCCTATGGGTAAAAAAGAGAAAGCAGATGATGTACCAGCTATGCTTAGTAAAAATGAATTTGTTATGACCGCTGATGCTGTTAGAGGTATTGGTAACGGTAATGTTGAAAAAGGTGCTCAAAGGTTATATGACCTTATGGGTGAGGCAGAAAAAGTAGGAAGAGGAGTAGCATAATGGCTGAAACAACAGTAACAAGACAACTACCAGCAGAATTTATTGAAGCATTAGGTAAGACTTATGCTGATCAACTAACTGATGTTGCAGCAAGACCTATTGATACAGCTTCTTTTGCACCGTCTGTTGCAGCTCAAGATCCATTACAAAC